GCAATGTGTTGCCTGAACAAAAGACCGTATTGAAACGTCAAGGTATATGGCTTCCTAATTGGGATCTTGAGGCTCCTAAATATAAGAAGAATTATATCCTTATAAACTCTGGTGATCTAGGCTTGTTCTCTGCCACTACTCCATTGATTCTCGCCAAGAAATTCACGTTGGCTAACTATATAAATTTTAGCCATACATATGGACAACCTATTATACATGGTAAATCGGAGAGTGAGAATCTTGGAGATCGAAATAGACTAGCCAACGATATCGCCTCAGCCGCCACCAATCGTGTCATCGTAACCGGATTGAATGATGATATCGATGTCAAAGCGTTTACTATGTCCAATAGCGAGAAGATTTATACGAGCCTTATCGAGCTGGTCAACGCCGAGGTTTCAAATTTAATACTAGGTTCTGAGTCTATGGCTGGAGCGACACAATCCTATGTTGGATCAACAAAAGCCCATCAAGATATTTTCCGAGATCGCATCAAGGTTTACCGGGAATATATCGAGAACGCCATGAACGAGGAGATTATCCCACGACTAGTAGCTATGGGATATATAGATGACGGGTTGGAGTTTAAATATTCCGGAGGGTTGGAGATGAGCGTTGATAGCAAGATAGACCTCTATGATTTTCTCTCAGATAAATATGAGATAGAGCCGGAAGAGATCGCCAAGGAATTTGGTGTTGTCGTAAAGAAACAATTTAATAATCCCGCTGGATGGAATGATATAAATGATGATGGTAAGGTCGATGGCAAGGATAACGTAGTTTCAGGTGGATCAACGGGGATTGTCGCTCCCACGTCCAGAAGACGTTATAGGAGAAGAAGTAGCGGTAGTGTAGCGAACTATTTACGGGAGGTCATGAATGGAAGACGAGATATTTGATGAGACTAAGGTCGACGATAGGACAGATAAGGAATACGAGTATTTGTTATTTTTATTCGAACAGTTGTTAGATAAATTCGATAATCAAACCATAGATCTTGAGGAATTTCAAGAGATCGTTGAAGCTAGGGCCATGTTCGCTTTCGGGCATTGCGTAAGGAGATTTGGCATAGACCTTAACGAGGCGTTAGATATAGTGAGGAATCATGATGAGTCATACTTGCCCCCCTCTGAGATCGAAAAAAGAAAGGCTCTTGTTTCCGCTTTAGATAATCTTGTCGATTTCGCTACCGCAGAGGAGACACAAATGTACATGGACATGGAAGAACAAAATGAGGATGATGATCCTGAGAGGATTTTCTACCTATACAATAATATATACGCTACAACGGAGAACAGGGATATAGATTATGCCTCATCCATAGCGGTGTGGTGGGTGAACCTGCCAGAGGAGACAACCTTAATGTATATGACACAAGGGGATGAGCGTGTACGTGATTCCCATCGTGCCCTAGAGGGGTTGAGTTTTCCGAAATCCAGTTTTCCCGAATGGTTGATCCCTCCTATTGATTGGCGATGTAGGTGTTACCTTGTAGAGTCCTTCACTAGACCTAATTACATGGATATTCAGGATATCGATTCCTTGATAGGTAACGCCGTAAATCCTATATTCAAGCGAAGCCTAGCGAAAGGCGGTCCCATATTTGGTGAAGACCATCCTTATTTTACGGTAGACAAGAGGTTTATACAGCCTATGAAGACCATATCATCCAATATTAAATCCAAATATAATATCGTATGAGTGGAAGTGCCGACATTACCTTCCAAGACATGTTAAATCAATGGAAGTTAGCACCCAGCAAGTTCGCCGCTAACTATTACAAAACAAAGATTGAGATAGGGGAAACTTATGTCAGGGAATTTAAAAAATCGTTTGATTTGAAAAAAATCCCTGGGACAGGAAGATATTGGAGAAACCGGAAGCGAGATTATCCGCATCCGATATTGAATGAGACAGGAACCCTCAAAGAATCTATCACATATAGCCTTCTTGAGGGGTCGGGGTTGCAAATATATACAGATGAGACTAAGTTCCCGGTAGGAAGGCGTAAGAGCGGAAGCAAGAGTTACGCGGCTTTTCATAACGCACCGGATGGCACCTATCCACCTAATATACAACGTCAATTTATAGGCGATTCCCCATTGATCGAGCTTAAAGTGCAAACCATGTTATATAATCTTTTAAAAAGCATCATATGATCAAACGATATATATCAAATAGATCAATCGCAGAAGATACAGATGATACTCAAGCACCCGTAGATCCTACGGACAACACGAATACGTTAGGCGATGTTTTTCAGGCCATAAAAAGAGCCATACTAACTGTCAAGGAGGAAGAAAATAACGATGACAGCCCTCCCCTATTCAAAACCGTGGCGATAGATACCGGTCAGTTCGAGAGGGTCATGAGTAAGGTAAATACCGAGTACGAGACAGCCTTCCCCGCTTGTTTTGTAAGATTCACGAACGTTCATTTTTTGGTGGCCCAGCAACGCATCGGGGAAGGTCGTGGTATCATTCGCATAAGATTTATCCTTAACAAACTGGATAACCAACATGTGAATTGGGAAACTTACCCATTTTATATAGCGGAAAGACTAAACAAGGCCATTCAGGATGCGAAAAAAGTAGAGGAAGCTCTTCAGGAACGATGTAACCTAATGTATTTTGACATGCCGCAATCCACCAATATGCTCCAAGCTTACTGGCTTGATTACGAGATATATTTTAAAATAACATCGAGTTATAAATATGCGGATTGGATCAAGAAGAAAGTTATTACCCCTCCGTTCACCAACCATG